TAAATGACATAACCACTGACATACATGAACTTGCGTATCACTCCCATGTAGTTCTTGTTTATAAATCTCATGTTTATATGAGTTGTAGACATTGGGATGAAGATGATGAATAAGACTTTCTTAAATGTAGAGTAACAAAATCAAAGAAAGGTGACTGGGGCTATGGCAAATTATACGAATAAAGTGGTAATAAATTAGTTAGAATCACTGTAAGTAAGAAGTTAGCTAAATAACATTTAGGTGGCCCTAAGAAGGTGTATTTACCAAAGATAGATAAAAAGCCTTTCTTGAAAAAGAATAATTATACCAAGAAGATCAAGCCTTCAGAACCAGTGATCAGCAATGGTGTAAAAGTTAATCGTTAACCAGCAACCTTAGAGAAAACTTTCCGAGATTATAAGGTACCTAACACGACTTAAGTAGAAGAATTTAAAATTGGGTTTTTGAAACCACTGCCATAAGTAACAGTATCATTTCCTTACATGTCACTTAATTGTAACCTTCTTACACCACCTGTAACCGGGGTAGATTGTTTTTTGATAAGCTGGTTGTCTTGTTTTACCGAACTGGGATTTTCTCTCAAGTTTCCATGGCGACAAGGACTACCCCGTCTTAGAGAGAAACCTTCAGGTTGGGTTATCACCAATGAGGAAGGTATAGTGTATGCTACCAATTAAGGTGAAACTGAAGAGGGGAAGAGTTATGGATTGTTTGTTGTAACAGTTATGAAAGATGTAAGACTTTACTTGAATATATTGCATGATAAAGAATTGTCCATTACTGAAGCTAAAGAGATCTTATTACACTTCCCTGTAAAACTGGTAAATACTGAATTTGCATGGCTTGAAGCTTTAGATGGTTTTATACCTACTATCAGATTTAATGAACATCCAAATAAATATGTACATGTTGTATCTTGCAACACAGGTCATGTTGAATAAGTTGAGATTAGTCTTGAACCTTTTTCAGATAAGGTATTGAAAGTGCCTAGTACATATTTATAATCTTTTGAGGCGGCAAATGAATAAGAAATTACAGTTTTAAATCTGATTGGTAGCATGAATATTTGCTACTATTTAGAAGTATAATTTAATATAGAATATGAAGGCAAATATTATTCCAATTGTTACATTGAACATCCTGATATACAATATTTCTCATTTAAAAACCTAAAATGGTAAAGAGATTTAGTGAATGAGGTGTAAAAATCACTACCATAGATTGAGGTAACTGTAACAGAGCGTAAATCTTCTATGTACTATGATAAAGAAGTACACATTTATTGTGATTTAGCTTTGGGGAAACATGGGCGATAGTACATTAATCATTATTATGCTGAAGACTAAGATGAAAAAAGTTTTAAATGTAAAGGTCAAGGATTATGGAAAGGACACCCTTTTTTACGTAC